CCCATAATAGCCATAGTCTTCGTCTGTACCGAACCCAGCAGAAGCCATGGCAGAATCATGATCACCATCCATGCTATCATCATAGTCATAATTCTGTTCTTCGTATTCCTTGATGATCTCAGCAACAGTACCCAGATCTACCTTTAGACGAATAGCGATCTCATCTAGAGATACACCATCTTCGTGTAGTTCGATAATGCTTTGATGTAAATTACTAAAGTAACCCATAACTTCTCCTTAAGCAGTCAACATGTAAGTGGCAAGGTCTTTCCAGTCTTTGTTACTGGCACGAACCTTAGATACAGCAATAAGAGTACGGAGACTAATCTCTTTGCACTCACTCTTAATCTTACGAATCAGAGCCAATGCATCTGCCTTAATAGTGGCATCGTACTCAGGCAAGAACTCGTCGGATTTTGCAATAAACTCCATGCGATCGATCTTCTGGTCCAGAGTCATAGACAGGTCGATCATCATCGAACGACTACGAATGGCTTGGTCGATACGATCTTGGTCCATGTTGCTAATAAAGATAACACGACCAGTAAACTCGAATGAACGTGGCAGATCGTCGTCCTTCATATCAGCATTCCAGGAAATGATGCGTTTACCGTAAGAGTCCAGAGCACCTTTAAGTAAATTCAGTGCAATCGGATCTTTCAGAACAGCATCACAGTCATCGAACACCACGATCGATTTGTTGTTCTCGAACAGAGTGCGATATAGACCCTTGGCAGTCGAGAAACCCTTAATCATGGTAAAACAACGACGTGAATTAATGACAGAGCCAACTTGGAAGTCAGCCAGATCAGAAATGTCTTTATAGCCATTTGCTTCAAGAGTCTTCGTGACAGTGTAAGTCTTACCGAGTCCACCTTCACCAGTAATCACAGCAGAGGGTTGAACACCAGTGGCAACCATATTAACCAACTTCTCAACGAAACCGAAACGAGTGTTAATGTCGTAACGATTCGACTTCTCAACAGCTGCAGCCATTGCAACTTCAACATCACCGACCATGGCTTTTACACGACGCTCCACATAGGGTTTGGAATAAGACTTAATGGTCTTAGAACCAACTTTACAAAAATAGTTACCAGATTTAGCGTCGAATTCAATGGCGGATACTGTAGTCATAATCTCTTTCTTTCTCAATTTCAATACAGTTATTCTACAGGAATTCGCAATTAAAGGCAACAACTTTCTCTCCACTCGTAAGTTGTTGTTTTTACAGGGATAATAACCCTACAGAGTAGTAGGGAATAGGAAGGTAAGTAGACACTTACTAGGGATCTCTGTCTCTCTATCAACCCCTAACACAGTGATTCTACATCAAAGTCAAATATAAAACAAATCTAAATTGCAATATTGCATCTAGGTTTCTTCCCAGAGATCACCATCCTGGACGAACTGTTTATTCCCTATACGAGGAGCAGTCGGTGGCAGTGGTGGCTCAGGTGCGTCATGATTGTTTAACTGCCATCGTGCCACTTCGCCTTTATCAGTCTGAATCCATTCTTTCTTGGCAGATCGAATCGAATCCTTCTGGTGCTCTGACATTGGTCGAGTATTCCCACACGAGCGAGAACAGTATTCACCTCGCTTGGTGTGCTTGGTCTGGCATGTTGGGCAGGTTTTTTCTTTATATGGCATCTCGGACGCTTGTATTCACACTAATCACGATTTTCTCGGACTTCGACCACCATGGACATTAGTTTCTTGTTTGTCTCCATTGCAGACTCCAGTGATTCTTCCAGATGCTTTATTCTCTTCTCGTAGAATTCCATCATCTCTTTATATTGTTTTATCCATTGTTCTTGATTCATTTAATCGCTTTCCATTCATCCCACTCGTAGTTTCGTTTCTCTTCGAATTCCAGTCGTTTTGGATCGTCCAGTTCTGTTACTCTATCTCCATACCATTCTTGTGCTTCTCTCTCAGTGTCAAAGTATGGTGATGCCACACGATGTTCACTATTCTTCCAGAAGTAAGTATACGTATTCATTCCAGCATCACGATATCGAATGAGTTTCATTTTCGTTTCCCGTAGAAATAAGAGAGACTAGACTAAGACTCGTAGCCGATGTGCTTGGGTGCTTCTGCCACTTTTTGTTTGTAAGATGGTGGATACATTCTGGTGAATTCCACGATCTTTTTGGCAGTGTCCAGATGTCGTTGTTTCCATGCACGGAGTTCTTCGAGTTCTCTACCCATCGCTAGGATGGCTTCAGTCTCTTGTTCTTGTATTGTTTTCATTGAGTTTCTTTCTTAGTTCATCGAACCATTCCAACATCATTCCACCGAGCCAGTGAGGGATTCGAATGAAGACTGCATAGAGTGTTAGAATAACCAGCGTAAAGGGAAAGAGAACAATCGTCGCTATTCCCAGCAACCACTTTGTAAATGTCATTTATACCTTTAGAGATAGTATGAATAATGACTTCTTATGTTTTTCTATCTCGTCTTTTAGTCTAAGTCGCTTCTTTTTAAGATCGTGGCACTCGGGCGACTCATCCCAGTGACAATCCATTTCTGTTATTTCTTTATCTATTGCTCTATGCTGTTCTTGTAGATGCTGGATGTGATTCTCCAGTTTTTCTTTCGTAATCATAGTAACCAGTTTCCATTAAAGTTGCTCAGGTATTCTTGATACTCTCGCTGTAGCATCTCCTCGAACTCTTTCTTGTAGTCGATTCCATGCAGTCTTTGCATGCTGGTAATCATCTTATCATCAAAGGATGGAGCAAGATCACCTTTCCATGCTTCGTATGTCAGTGGTGTTTCTTGAATGTTTTCTGTAGCCATGCTCGTATGCTTTCTATTAAGGTTAGGTATCTTCTATGATAGTGATTGTCCCATGTTTTACGATGCGGACAATACTTGCCCTGTTGACACATTCAAACATAGTACTCTCCTTATCTCCAGTTTGGTCCAGCAAACCAACAACCCAGTGTAATTCGTTCACCTTTGGTCACTGGTGTCACTCTATGATATGTATATGATGGAAATATGAGCAAACTTCCAGTTGTATCTATCTGATCTAATCTAGAAATATTACCATCAAAGATATGAAATTCTCCACCTTCATATGGTTCAGTGGATAGGTTAAGAATGGCAGTAAGTTTTAAGTCTGATGCACTACCATTTGGATATCCATCTTTGTGGAATGGATATTCATTCTGTTGTCCAGAATATGTATTCAAATGGAGTGATCTTGGTAAATTAGGATATAGTGAGAACCCAAAAGAAACATCGTTGGTTTCATGCACAAAGTCAAAAAACCTTTTAAGTTTATCCTGTATTACTGAGGTTTCAATTTGAGTTACTTTAACTTTCTTACCAGCAGCACCATTGTCAACCCAGTGTTCTGTTTTATTGTTATTGGCAAACTCAACGATCTCCCTACATTCATCTGGAGTATAAACACATTTATAAAAAAAGTAATCAAATCTCATCTTGGCTGTCCAAGCATTTTTCTTTTGTCATAGATGTTATTTGCATACTCTCCATCGGCATCTACATAATGTAAGAAACATTGGACTTGTCTATTACCTTTGTATGGTTCTTCTCTCCAATGCTCTAATTTATCACCACGATACACAACCATATCACCAACATTAAGGGATAGTGGTTTAGCATCGCCATGAAAATTCTTCATCCATATATCCCATGGACCAGTTTCATCCACAGAGATAGTCATAGTGGCAGAGTATTGACACGATGGTCTATCGATATGTTTTGACATGGTCGCACCATTATAATAAATTCTAGCATACGAGTAAGTTGGATGTAATTTTTTACCTGTAACTCTTTCCATTATGGGTTTTACATATAAAAGTAAAGACTCGAAACAATATGCACCATACCAAGAAAATGACTTTTCTACTTGATGGTCGTTACAAAACCCAACACTATTAAGATCTATATTATTAGTAGCAAAAACATTGTCTCTTAGTATATCGAATTCTGTAGATAAAAGTTTAGCAGATTCATTAGAAATCACAGCATCTACTAACTCATATCCATCCACTTGAAACATTGCAGTCATATTATGATCCAAACCCAAATGGACATTTTTTATCACTCATTATTTTTTTAACTTTTTTATGTTTACCCATAAAAGAGAACATAAAATTTTGTTTTTTAAGTTGTTTATAATCCTCGTTTGATACAAGATGATTTCTTATATCTATTTTTCTATCTGTCAGTGCAGTTACATGAACTAATGGTATACCAGCATTTAGCGTTAATGTAGATTCTTTTTTAGGTAGAAAGAAATTGATATGTGTTGATGATTGATGTTTATAATCAATCACTGCTGGAACTATATGCAAACCAGATTTAATCTGTTCTATGTGATTCCAGAATGGTTGTGCCCAATAAAATTGAACACCACTCTTTTCTCTAATAACCCATGGTGATAAAAGTTTCATATGAATGAGATCATCAAACATAGAGCCGTATTCTCCTCTTGGATGAGATTCTATACCACCCAATTCTTCAACATTACCTGCAGAATATCTCCATGCCCAATCGCCAGTTTGAGATGTTTTTATCTTTAAATCACACCACAGGGGTATCATAAACCCTTGTTTATAATATTCAACTATACCGTCACATCGTTTAATAGTAGATGCTGTCATTTCCATACCATTTTCATCTGTATATGTTCGTTTTGATGGAAACTCTTTCCACCAATCAGGTAATTTTTTAACTGAATTTACTATAGGAAAATAATCATGAATACCTGCATGTGAGGTAAAACAGTCTACTACTATGGGTTTAGATTTAAACCAAAAAAACATTATCTACCTCGCCCAGCAGATTTTTTCATT